AACAAGAAAGCCACTACCTGGAATTATGTCTTGTGCTGGTATTTTAAAGATTGATTATGATAAATTTGATGAAATTTTTAATTTTTTTTCTAAATAAGAATTTAATAAACTTAAAGTATTAGAATATTCACCATATTCATTATAAATTGATTCAACAATCTTTTCATGATCCTTTTTATAATTTAAAATTTGTAATCCTACTGTATATATTTCTTCAAAAATAAAATTAGTATCTTTACTAAAATAATATTCATTATCTATATCTAATTCTTCCTTTAACTTAGAATATATTTCTAAAATTTTTGAACATAAAACTAATCTTTCTTTTTCTAATTTTATATTATTTAATGTACTATTATCTGAATTAGTAATAATATTTTTAATGTTATTATATATTTCTACAGGTCTAAAATCTCTTATCTGATGCTGATGATTATTATTTTTTTCTATTTCATAAATTGTTGTTCTTGTGTAATCAATTAACTTTTGTATTATTTTAGAATATGCACATTTTCCTTCTTGATTAACTAATGTTTTTAAATTAGAATTACCAATGTTATGAACTTTATTATAAGTATCATAACTTTCTATTAATAAATTTATATCTTTTATATTTTTTAAATCTTGTAATTTTTCATATGTAATCAATTCTGTCATTTCTAAAATATGACTTGCATAATTTCCTTTTTCAATAACTTTTTTTAGTTCATCAATTTTTTGATCTAAATCATCGTTTTTTATTATTTTAACAACATGATGCTCTTTAAAAATACTTCCACCGTGTACGCTTTGATCAATTAACATTATAAAAACTAGTATTATTATATATAATTTCATTGTTATTAAATTTTTTTAATATCTAAGAATAATATTATTTCAATTTTTAAAATTAAATTGCAACAATTAATAATTAATTATATACATACATATATATATAATTAAATATGGATGAATATAAGAACTTTTAAAAAAATGTTATAAAAAAAAAATTAATTTAAATTATGTAGATAAACTAATTGAAAGTACATTTCCTTGGCAAGGAAGAGATTATTTAATATCAAAAATACCAAATACTAATGATTATGTATCAATTGATTATAATGAAATAAATTTTTCAATCTTCCTTAGATAAGTAAGTATTCCATAATTTGGATATTTCTTAATAATTTTTTTTAATTCATAAATTTTATGATCTAAAATATCATTGAATTTTCTTATATATAAATTAAAAATAATTTCAGAAAAACTTAATTTTTTAAATATTAATTTTATTAAATCTTATTTATTTTAAGTAATAAGTGAATTCATATCTTTTTCATTTAATTTTATATAATATTATTTCGAAATTAATGGTAAATTAGAATATTTCAAATATTTTTTAAAGTTATTTTTTTGATCTAGACTAATTCTATCATCTTTATTAATATCATAATTTTTCTCTTTCATCTTTTGATAATTTATTTTGCATTCAAAATCGTTTTTTAGAATATTATTATATTTTTTATCTTTTTCCATCATTTTATTTAATTCTTTATAAATTTCAAATTTAACATTTATAAATTTTTCAATAATATTTCTCCAATCATTTTGTAAATCTTTATTAATAATACATATTGTCCATTGATTTTCATGTTTTTTTTTTATAGTAATATTAATTTCTACATTAAATAAATTTTCCAAATTCTTCTTCTTAGAACTAAATAATAATAAGATATAATCAAGTTTATTAAAATTTTCTATATCAATTTTTTTATAATTAGGATAATCAATATAACTACTAAGATTATTATACATATTCCAACCTTTAAATTCACTAGTATTAATTATACTAGATACCTCAAATTCATATTTTTTATGATTAATATAGTTTTCATAATTATCAAATTTAAAAAAATAATATTCATTTTTAAAAGATTCTGGATCATTAATTTTGTATCTACTATAAATTCCATATCGAAATGGTCCATTAATTATATCATTTCCAAAAAATTTATCTTTATCAAAAAATAATTTATTAATATACTTTTTAAATGTATTATTATGAAATATATTCTCTTCTAAATAATCAGTGTCATTATAAATTTTATCTAAATTATTATTATTTAATAGTAAATTAAATTTACTATGATTACGTACTTCTAGTTTTAAATAATTATTTTCTTCTAATAAAGTATTCATTTTAGTTATTTAAATTAGTTATATTTTATTCAAGTGTATGAATAAAATATTTTTTCAATTTTTTTTTTTGTATATCAAATATATTACTACATGAGCTTCAATATATACATTTAATAATTTATACCAAGTTGATTGGTTTTAATAATTTTATTATTTGGAGAAAATACCATCTTCATTTTGCTTAAGAAAATTAAGTATTTTCTTATCTTCAGATTCTTTTTTATCATAAAATTCTTCTTTATATTTTAAAAAGTTTTCTAAATATTCTAAATTAAAATCATTTAAATTTTCAATATACTTATCATCATTATTATCTCTTGAAGATACAACATTTGAACTTCTTGTAGATTGATTTATATTTTCTAAATTTTCATTACAATAATGAAAATATATATTTTTTCTTATATTTTTTATTTGATGAAAATATATTTCAATATTTTTAATAATTTTTGTAGTAATTTGATTCTTATAAATTTCTATATCAAATTTTTTCTTCATCTTTGTAAATCCAAAATTAAAATTATATTCTTGCATTTTTTGTAATATCATTACAAATATATTAAAGATAATACTATTATTTAATGTTTCTTTAGAATTTTTTATATTTAATTCAACATTATTTAATAATTTACCGTTTAATATTTTTTTTAAAATTAAAAATATATTATTATCAGTATATCGATAAAATAAATTTTGTATTTTATTTTTTGCGACATATGAATTATTAATGCAGACACCAAATGAATTATATACAGGAAAATCTCTTAAATATAAATTTAAATCATTTTCATTAAAGTACTCAAATTTATAATTTATAGGACTATCTCTATTGGTTATGTTTTCTGTAAATGGGAATAGAAGTAAAGTATTTGGTTCTAGTTCAACAAAATAATAAGAAATAGTATTTTTCCTTTCATAAAAATAATCTCTAACAAAATTAGTTTGTAATATACACTTTATTGACATAAATAATTTATATTTTTGATTTGACTCTAATAATTCACTTGTATCATTTAATAATTGTTCTACGTTATCTGATCTATTTGGAAATATTAGTAATTTTTTAATATCTATAGATTGTAAATTATCAATAATGTTTTCTAGAGTATCTTCTATTACTCTTTCTTTTTCTTTCTCTTTTTCTACTTCTTTCTCTTTTTGTTCTTCTACATCAACTTCATCTTCTACATCAACTTCTTTTTCTACATCAACTTCTTTTTGACTTCCACTAAATAAAATTTCTTCTAAATTATCTATATTTTTTAATTTTGTAAATAATGTATTAATTATTATATTATCTGTATATTTTGAATCCCAATTTATTTGATTTAAAAATATTGATAGAATATCAATTTCTTCATTCTCTAATTTTTTAATAAATAATGGTTTCATAAAATATTGTTTATATTTTTTAACATTAATTTTTTTATTTCGTATTAAAAATTTGAGATTTTGTAGCTGTTGATATGGTAACTTATTTTCTCTAGATATTAAATCATTTTGTATTAATCTATTATAAATTTTAATTTTAGTAGTTTTTGCATTATTATTCTCATAAGCAATATCTATGGTTTGACCTTTATTTAATTTTCTCATTCTAAAAATAGCTTGTGCTACATTTGTGTATCTTTCATTTTCATTTATAATAGCTAGACCAGTCATATTATTTGGTTGATTAGGTATATCTATACCTACAATATTTCTTTGACTAAAAAATATTATAAAATCTTTCTCAGGTAATTTAACAAAATCATTTTCAATACCATCTTTATCAATTGTTTTGATATTATCATTAATATCAAGATAAATTCCTGTAAACTCTTTATATCGATCTATTTTTAATATTAAAAGAATTACATCTTTATTTGAATAATCTTTAAATAAAGCAACTATATCTATTAAACAATTATAAGTTTTATTTGCTAAAATATTTAATATTGAATCCTTATTATCATAATAATAAAGATCATTTCTCGAATTTTGATAATTACCAGTTAATGCAAAATAAACACCTATTTTTTCATCTGTATCTTCTATTATTTCTTGGCTAAATTTACTTACATTTTCTTCTATATCAGGTAAATCTATATTCACTGTACCACTAAATCCAGTTGCCCAAGATCCACTATTCATTAAATCTATAAATGAACAATTTTCAATAGAATCATTATATCTTAAATTTTTTATTACGAAATTATTTAAATAGTCGATAACATAACCTTTTCTTATATTTATATGAATACTTTCTTGTATTTCTAATGCTTTTGATACATAATAATCTTCACTATATGAATCATTATCTATTTCTATTAAAATATGTCCTTTTATATACATGTTACTTAAATCATTTTTTTCAAATTTATAATCATTTTCTTGAAAATATTTAATTGTTAAAACTAAAGTCATAAGTAGTGAGATAAAACTTGATCCCTCATTTGGAGTATCTTTTCTATCATAAGGAATTACATGTCTTTTAAAGGTACCATCTGTGAATTTATCATTTCTTTTACTCATTCCGTAATTTATATTTTTAATATTATTATTTTTTAAAATATTTATAATTTCTTGAGAAAAATTATTTTTTTCTACTATTTTATTATCTATAATATTTATAATTATTTTTATATGATTTATATCAAAAAATTCTTTACCTTTTTCTGATATATAATTAAAATTACTTTGAATAGGATCAAACATCATATCAAATTCATCAAATATAAATAAATCATTATTATTAAATCCATTTTTAATTATTTTTAATTTAGCTTCAGAATCATCAAATATATTAAATTGTAAATTAAATAATCTTTTTAAAATAACTGTTTCATTTCTAGTTTGATTTAACAAATGACGTGGTACGACAATATTTACAATATCATCTTTATTTTGTAAGTTTAATAATAATAAAGGCATAATTACAGAACTTTTACCTTTTCCCATCATAAATTGAGTTACTATTCTTAGTTGATTATCTTTATTTAAATAATTTTCATAAATTAAATTAAATTTTTCCCATTGTTCTTCTGTTATAATAAATCCACATAATAATTCAAATACTAAATTAATAAAACTAATTTCATTTCTTACAATTGTTTTTGGAACAAATAAATAACTATTTATTTCGGCTATTTCTTTACAACTTAGATCTTCATCACATTCTTCAATGATCCTTCTAATTCTATCAATATTATTTAAGAAAATATTAGTTTGCATAATTTTATATATATTTGAATAGTTATTATAAATAATTTCAAATATATTTTTCTCTAATATATTTGTTTTAATGTTACTATCACTTGATTCATAAAAATTTACTCTCTCCCGTCCTTTACCTATTAAATAATTATCTTCATAATGTGTAAAAATATCTCTTGAAAAATTAAATCTTAGTTCTATCAAATATTTCTTTAAATCGTTAAATAAATTTAACAAATTTTCTTTTTTAATTTTATCACATTTTAATTTACAAGAAGGATGTTTATTAATAAATTTTAGTAAATTATCATTTGTTATATTAATATTAAGATCTTCATTTATAATTTCTTCATTCACGTTATTTTCCAAAAGTATTTTTAAAATTTCGCTTTTTTCTTCACTAAATAAATTTGCATCATAATCATGAAAACTATGATTATATTTTGATTTACAATAATCTAAATTATTTATAAAATATTCATTAACATTGTAATTTTTTAATCTAAATAATCCTTTATCATTTTGTGAATAAAAATTATACATAACTTCTTCATGACATCCAAAATCACAATATATATTTTTCAACATATCAATTTGTTTTTCTTTTTTAAATTTAGGAAAAATAAAATTATTACCTATTTCTAAAAGAAGTACTGATGACTCAACTGTACTACTTTTTGATAATATTTCAAATTCTGGACAAGAATTACCATTAGCTAAAATTAGTAAATAAAATGTATTTTCTTTAAATAAAATGTATGAATTAGAAATTATAGGTTCAAAAATTAAAAATGGGAATTTTTCAATTGTTTTATCTTTAGGTAAAATAGCTTCTAAATCATTGAATTTTAATTTACTAATTTCACCATCATTTGTTAATTCTATAAATATTATTAAGTAATCATCATGGAAATATTTATTAACATCTATTAAATCATTTATTAATATAAATTTATTATTACTTTGATAACAAGATATAGGTGATTTTTTATTATTAATAAAATTCATTAAAAAGTATTTATTAATATTATTTACTTTAAAATAATTATCTTCATTATAAATTATTTGATCTTTATTTACAAAGTTTAAATATTTCTTATAAGCTAAATTAGGATCTATATTTAATGAAATTTTCTCTTTCATTTCTTCAAAACTTTCACAATCATTTAAAATATTTTTTAAGTTATCTATGTCTCTTTCGTTTAATTTATAAAATATTTCTTTTTTATCTTTATTTTTATAATTAGTATAATCTTCTGTTTCATAATTATGTACATTTATGTGATTTTTTATTTTTGTATCGTTTAATAATAAATTAATTATATCAAAAAAATGTTCATTATTTTTATAAGGTAAATTACTTATTGACCTAAATCCAATATATTTAATTTTTTCAAAAATTATATTATTTACAAGATCTTTATCTAATTTATAAAAAATAGTGGGATTATATAAAATAATTTTAAAAAATAATTCATAATATCTATCATAACTATAAATAATACTTTCATAAAATATTATATTATTAAAGTAGTAATAATAAATTCTAATAATTTGATCTATTTCTAATTGATAAATTTTCACATCTTCAATATATCGATTTTGTGATAAAAATTTATTATGATTATTATACTGATTTGTAAAACTATATTTATCATATTTATAAATTAAATTAAATTGTGTAGTGTCAATATAATTTTTTTTATAATTATTTTTTATAATATCTTTAATTGATAAATTAATCGTAGGAATTATATAATTATAAGTATCGTAAAATATAAATAATCTGTGTTTATTATTAAAATTATTAAAATATTGTATATCTTTTCTTACATCTCTATAAAAATTAAAATATTTATTAAATTGAGTATTATAATCATAATATAACACTAAATTTTTACTTAAATCAGATTTTTTTGAAATTTTTTCATCATTTTTAAATATAACTATATAATCCATAATTCCAACATTTTTTAAAAAATCATCAATCATTTTTGTTTTATATGATTCATTCTCTTTAAAATCATGTTTACTTACTATATTATCTAAAATTAATTCATTTGAATAATCATCTATTTTAAATTTTATATTAAGTAGTGGCAATTTATCAATAGAATGACTATAATCTGTATTATATTTAAAACAAACAAATATGTAATCATCGTTTATACTATAATTATTACCATTATAAATTATTTTTATTGGATCCTCCACAGTAAAATTATTATATATTAAGAAGTAATTATAATAGATTTGATTTAATAAAGAATCTTTTTTAAATATAAAATTATTATTATGATTATTTAAATTAAGTAATTCTATAAAATAATCATAATTACTAGGCTCTAAACTAATATTAGTAATATTTTTTTGGTTAAAATTACTAAAATTTATTTTCATCATTTTATTAATTTCTAAAATTTTTTTTATATCATAATCAAAATAATTTTCTTTTGAAAGTAAATTAATTAATGAATAGTCGAATATAGTATTATCATTTTTTAGTAAATTATTTCCTAATATATCCATAAATTTTTTTAAATTTCCTTTTATCATTTCAATTGGATTATTTTCTTTTTTAATTAAATTTGCAATAATTAACCAAAAAACAGAAAACCATGAACAAGAACCAGATTTTTGAGGTTCCGTTAAAAAATTATTATCTTTAATTACAAAACTATTTGATTTAAAAAAAGCTTTTATATAATTTTCATTTTTATATAATAAAATATTATTTGATTTTGAAGACGATGGATTATTTTCTTCTTTTTCTAAATTCCATTTATTAATAAAATCAGTTAGTTTATTGTTTTCAAAAAATTTAGAATCAATATTATTGTTTTTATAATTTTCTAAAAAAGAATAATATAAATCTAAAGCAAATTTATGTTTATCATTAGAATTATAATATTCTTCTATTAGTTTTCTCAAATTAGATTTTTCTCCATGATAAAGTAAAAAATTGTCATAATTAAATTTTTCTGAAAATAAATTAACTACTAAATTCAATAATAATATATTATTTAAAATTTCATCAAATTTGTTTTTATCATCAAATTTATAAGATTTCCATAAATTAAATTTATTACTATCTTTATCATGATATTTACCAATACCATCTCCCGAGTTTATTAAAACTAAATTATAATGATTATCATTTATTTTTTCTATATAAAAAGATATTGCATGATCACAAGTTCCAGCAAAATAAAAATTACTTAATATTAAATCATCTTTTATATTAAAATATGAATTTAATTTATTTTCTACATATTGAGAAATATCTTCTTTTTTTTCTCGTTCGTCAGACCAAAAATTTTTTTTTTTTGGTGGTTTAATCGATTCTTTAATGTTTTTAATAGTATCAAACAATATACTAAATTGATTAAAAATATTGTTATTGATATTATAAAAATTGTTATTATATAAAAAATTTAAACAAAGTTCAGCTGAATGACCGAAATCTTCATTCAATTTACCGTCTAAAAAACTATATAATATCGGTACTAAATTTATTATTTGTTTTTTATTATATATACTATTTGTACCACCTTTTAAATTTATATTTCTATAATTAATTTTGTATACATACTTTTTTTTATTTTTATGTAAATACATATATATATATATTTATTTTAATTCAAATTTTAAATTTCATATTCAGGATACTTATTGACAACTTTTTTCTTAAACAAGTCGTAATTATCATCATAAGATTTTGATTTATTTAATTTCATTTTGAAATTAAATCTATTACTATTAATTCTATAATCTAAAATAAAAAATGATTCTTCATCTTTTTCTTTTAGTCTTATACCAACTGGTAGTTCTTTTTTTTCTTTAATGCATTCTTTATCTTGTTCTATATTTTCTAAGTATTGTTTAATTTCGGTAAGTTTATCTTGGATAGAAATTTTATTAGATTTGGAGCTACTAATATCTTTATCTAGTTTAGGGTGGCTTTCAATTCTGAAGAATTGTCTATATAATTTTTTTTCTTTATTATAGCATTCGTTATAGTAGCATATGTATTTAGGGAGCATATTTTGTGTAATTTCTTGAGGTAATTCTTGTGCAGTAGATTGTCTTTTTCTTTTATCGGTGTTTTGATTTTGTTGGCTTTGTGTAGCTAGACGTAGGTTGGATAGTCTATTATCTAATTTATCTCTATTAATGTGGTCAACAGTTTTTGTATTTTTACTTAAGCCGTTTCCGTAATAATCCATTAGATGTTGGTGTAAGTATCTATTTATTTTATTACCTTTATCATCAGGATAACAAACTTTGGGATAACCATTTTTACCAATATGCCAAGTATATCTATTATTATTATAAACATTAAGTACTTTTTCTAGAGAATTAGTATCAAATTTAAAATATGTTGTATTTTTATCAGTATCTTTACAAGACATTAGATAATATATATCATTATTATTATCTTTTACTTTCCAATACATATTTCTAATTTGACCACTATATTTTCCTTCATTAAGTTTAATATATTCTCCCTTTTCTAAAATTTCTACATTACTAGGCTCCTCAATATTATAAAATTTAAAATCAATATTTTTTAATCTAAAATCATTTTTATTTTCATTTTTAAATTCAATATAATCATAACTAATATTTGTAAATAATAATTTATGTAATTTTACATTTTTAACATACCAAATATTTCGTTTTAACTCAAAATTATTAAAATCATATAACGTTTGTAAATTTATTATGTTTTGAATTGATTTATTATCAATTAAAATTGTTTTGTGTAATTTAAAGCAATTAAGTTCTTCATCGAAAATTAACGACATATTATATATAATTTATATACAGAATATATCTTTAAATAGTTAGTAAGATAATTCGAATTTAATTTGAGTACGCAACGCCTCCCATACCGGACATAACTCTTAATACGTTGTAGTTAACAGCATATACGTATAAAGAAGTAGAAGCACCAGCCATAGTTACAGTCAAAGTAGCATTATCAATTCTGGAGAAGTTACATGTTCCAGATGGTTGATGTTCTTCTGGGTTCAAAGCGAAAGAGTATACATTAATACCAGGACTTGGAGTTCTAGTATGGTGTGTATGTGGTTGTACGAAGTTGAAGAAAGCTCCAGATTCTGCGCTGAATCGATCATGTCCGTTTAATTGTAATAAAGCACTGGTAACTGGGTTAGCAGCACCATCAGTGAAATCACCGAATCCGTTATCAGCAGCCCAGATTAATTCTTTAACTGGGTGGTTAAAGTTTAATCTGACTTTGCTGGTTCCAGTAGCAGCAATTGTTTCTACACCAGTAAATTGTAATTGTTCAATTAAATACTCGTGAGAAGCTTGTGCGAATCTTTTTCTTTCTTCAGAATCTAAGTAAACATAGTTTACTAATAAGGTAGTGTTAGATAAAGATGCATTAGCAATAGTATCAAATTCAAATTCTAATCTTACATCGTGGTATTGTAAAGCAATTAATGGTAAAGCTAAACCATCATTTCTGCAGCAGAAGAATTGTAATGGAACATATAAACTTGCAGAAGTTCCATCAGCTACTGTTCCTGGGGAAACAATAGCAGTGAAAGCATCAGCGTGTTCAGCTGTTCTTGTTAATTGACTCCATACATGCATCCATCTTCCGTAGTGTTTGTCAATTTTAGTTCCTCCAATTTGTAATTCTACAGATTTAATAATAGCATATCCTAAATCAGTAGTTGTTAAATCTCCTCCTGAAGCAGATACAGTAGTCTTCAACCACATTTTTGTTACTAAATCTCCGTTTCTAGTAATTACAACAGTAGATTTTCCTCCTAAAGCTGGAGTACCATTGAAAGTTTGTTCAATTGCTTCACAAGCAAAGTTGGTGTGTCGTCTGTAGACAACTTTGAAAAAAGTAATTTGTGGATTACCTGTAAGGTAAACATCTTGTGCACCATAGGCAACGAGTTGCATCAAACCGCCTCCCATCTATATATATATTATATATACAAAAAAAATTTTGCCTAATTCTATATATTTTTTTAAAAACTATACATTTTTTAATTACTATATGAAATTCCTGCTAAACCATTCATCACTCTTAATATATTATAATTTAACACAAATATTACTAGTTTCGTACCACTCACATTTATTATATCTGAATCAAATTTTATTGATAATGATGTATTATCTATTCTAGAAAAATTACAAGTTCCTGATGGTTGATGCTCTAATGGATTTAATGCAAAACTAAATAAATTAATTCCATCTTTAGGAGTACTTTTATGAGTTTCATAAGGTTGTAAATAATTAAAGAATTCACCACTTTGTTCTGCAAATCTTTCATGACCATTTAATTTCAATAAACTAGTTAACACTGGATTGTATGAATAATCTAAATATTTACCAAAATTATTCCATTGATATACAATAATATCAAAATCACTATTTCCTATATTTAATGAATCTGATGTTCTAGTAAATCCTGACATTAATTCATCTACAGGAGTCGATATATTATCTATACTCATTCCTGTTACTAATTCCCAATTATCAATATTATTACTATCACACTCCGCCGTGTTATTTATATTATCGATATTTGTTAAACTATTATAATTCGCTTTAATCACTACATCTCCTAATGTTATTGAATGATGATTATATACAGTCTCTACTGTTGATACTACACTACTTACCGACTCTACACCTGATCCATTTAAACTTAACTTTACTTTACCATCTAATGAATAAACTTGACTTAATACATATCTTACTGAACAATACTTTATTAAATCTAAATTTAAATCAGCATAACCTGACCTATAAATATACTTGGATTCTGGAGTATACCCTAAAAAAGACTTCCCTGATATGAAATTCCCGTTCTGAACCATCCAATACAAACTCTTACAAGGATGACTGAAATTTAACTTGTAAATATTCTCCTCCAAATTTACTTTCTCATTATTTGATACCTGTATTTGCTCTATTAAATACTCATGTTGAGATGATGCAAACCTCTTTCTCTCTACTGAATCTAAAAAAACAAAATTTACTAACAAACTTATATTACTTATTGACGCACTTACTACTGCCTTACTCTCTTTAATTATTAATTGATCACTACTTCTTAACTTAAAATCTACTCTAACATCATGATATTGTAACGAAATTAACGGAATCGCTAAACCATTAAACTTATTAAAATAAAATTTTAATGGAATATATAATGTTGCACTCTTACTATCCGTACTCAACTCCGTCATATCACTATTATTACCTATCATCATATCATAACCCTTGTCTTGAGATACATTCCTCGCTAACTCATACCATATATTTAACCACTCACTATATTGCTTATCTATTCTATTTCCACCAATTAATAATTCTACTTCTTCTATTAAAGCATGACCTAATTTATTTATCCATGCAAAATTACCATCTGTACCAGTAAGAGATACATCACATTTAATATACATTTTAGTAATAAGATCGCCATTTTTAGCTATTGTAGAGGATAAATTATTTCCAAATGAAAAGTCACCATTTACTATTTGTTCTATTGCTTCAACTGCAAAATTAGTATGTCTTTTATATACTATTTTAAAAAATGTAATTTGAGGATTACCAGTTAAATAAACATCTTGAGCACCATATGCTACTAATTGCATTAAACCACCTGACATATTTATAAATATTAAACATTTATTATTTATATATATTTTTACAAATTGATTTCATTAACTGAAATTTTATTTATTTCATCCTCAAAATTATAAGTATCTATTTTATCCTTTATTAAATAAAAGGTTTTTTCATTCTTTATACCTACTAACCATCCATTCATTTTTGCATTAATTAAATAAATTAATTTTACTAAATTTATATAATCTAATTTCATCTATACATTTTATTATATATTAATTATGCGTTTAATGCGTTTAATTAAATTAAATTTAAATTATTTAAAACATTTTTTCATATTAAATTATATGAACAAACCAAAAACGAGCTTAGATAAGAAACATAAAGACAAAATAAATTTTTTTGAAGATAATGAGAAAAGTAAAGAAGACATAATAAAAAATATAGAATTAAATAACAAAGAATTAGATAATTTAAATAAAATATCATTTACAGAATATACAAATGATATTATAAGTAAAAAAACTAAATTATTAGATGAAAATAAATTACTAAATAATAAATTGAAATCAATTGAAAATAATATTGATAAACTAATTTATTATAATAATACTATTGATTATATCATCCCTTATTATGAAATAAATTCTAAAAATAACGATGTAAAACATATGGAAATTATTGATTTCTTTAATAATTCTGACATTGTCAAAAAAAATGTCTCTCAATCTAATAAATCATCCTTATTAGATAATTATCTAAAAGTTACTGATAACAAACAAACTAAATATGATAAATCTAAAAAATTTAAACCTAAATTTTGTAAAACTTGTAATATTGAAATGACATTACACCTATCCGATGGTTATCTCATTTGCACTTCTTGTGGTGAATGTGAATATGTTATACTTGATAGCGATAAACCAAATTATAAAGAACCTGTACCTGATGTAACTGCATACTGCTATCGTAGAATTAATCATTTTAATGAATGGTTAGCTCAATTTCAAGCAAAAGAATCTACTGATATTCCTGATCATATTTATGATCAAATATTAAATGAAATTAAAAAACAAAGATTAGTAAATAAATCTATTACTCCAAAACAAATGAGAGCAATTTTAAAAAAACTTAATTATAATAAATATTATGAACATGTGCAACATATTATTAATAAAGTTTCTGGAAAACCTCCTCCAAGAATGACTAGGGAAGTTGAGGAAAAATTTAGAGAAATGTTTAAATTATGTCAAGAACCTTTTAATATACATTCTCCAAAAGACAGAAAAAATTTTCTTAGTTACTCTTATACTTTACATAAATTTTGTGAATTATTAGAATTAAATGATTTTTTACCATGTTTTCCTTTACTTAAAAGTACTGAAAAGCTTAAAGAACAAGATAAAATATGGAAAAAAATCTGTGAATATTTAAATTGGCAATTTATACCATCTATATAAATGTTTTTAATCCTCCAACTGCAGTACTGCCTATTGCAAATCCTGCTCCTTTTCTAGCTGCAATAGATATTGATGGTGCATACATATCTAAAATTGCAAAAACACAAGCTGCGGTAAATGCTATCGCTGCTACTTCTTTCAAATCGATCTTATCTGAAGGAATATATCTAGCTGCTAAAGCTACGGCACCTCCTTCTAATAAATACTTTATAGCTCTTTTGATTATTTCTGATATTTCTAACTCAAATTTGGTTTCTTTATCCATATATATATATATTAAATATTTTAATTTATTTAAAATTAAAAATTTAATATTTATTATTATAAATGCCAGGTGGTTTAATTCAAATTGTTGCTTACGGTGCACAAGATTTATTTTTGACTGGAATACCAGAAATAACTTTCTTTAAATTTTTATATAAAAGATATACTAACTTTGCTATGGAATTTATTGAACTTAATTTAGATGGTAACAAAAATTTCGGTGAAGAAATTTCATGTGAAATTCCAAAAAATGGTGATTTAATTAATGATATGATATTAAAAATTACATTACCTTCAGTATCTTTAACTAAAACAGATACAAATGAAGAAGTAGAACAATATTACAATGATTTAATTCAAGCAGAAACTTCAATTAAAAATTTTAATAACTTTATAAATTTTATTTATCAAAGTATTATTATAGCTAATGAAGGTTTAGAAAATTTTAATGAAAATTTTGATAATATTTACACTAATATTAATAATTACATTGATTCTAATAAAGATTTTTTATTACAAAAAAATATTATTGGTGATAATATTAATAATCAATTCAATATTACTTCTCATATTTTAGATATCTATAATTTAAATGAAAATCAAATTATTAAAAAAAATAAACTTAAATTATTAGTTGAATCATATATTGATAAAAGTTATCAAATATTAAAAAATTTACAAGATGATTATTCTAACAAAAAAACAATTTATGATGACTCTCTTAATAATAATTATAAATTCTCTTGGATAAATACTTTAGGTTGGAATATTGTCTCCACAATTGAATTGGAAATTGGAGGTTTTACTATCGATAAATCATATAATCAATATTTATACATATGGAATCAACTTTTTAACTCTAATTTTAAAAAATTAGATTTTAACAAACTATTCTCATTAACTTCATCCGTTTATACTTATGATAATAATACTAAAAATAATTTTGATATTTATATACCTGTAAAATTATTCTTTAACAAAGATTATTCACTTTCATTACCTATCATATCTATTAAACACCAAACTATTATTATTAAATTTAAAATTAACCAACTTTCTAATCTTATTTACACTAATTATCAAAATAATGATATACAATCTAAAATAAAAATTAATAATATTAAATTACTCACAAATTTTATTTATCTCGATCACGATGAAAGAATTAAATTTGCTACATCAAATCATGAATACCTCATTGAACAAATTAATCAATATCAATACAAAAATTTAAAAAATAATGATATTAATTTAGAACTTAATTTTAACCACCCTACAAAATATGTTATTTGGACTAATCAAAAAGATTCTGATATTAATTTATATAATATTCATAACACATACTCTTCTATCTTGAATTATACATTAACTGATTCATATCCTACTATTACATCTTATAAAAATAACACTATTAGCTCAGCTTATTTACAATTAAATGGTGTTAATAGATCTATACCTTACGATGGTATTTACCACAATCATGTAACACCTTATGAACATAATTTATCCTCCTGTGATGATGGTATTAATTTATTCTCATTTTCATTAAATCCTAATGAATTACAACCATCTGGTTCTTGTAATTTTTCTAAATTAAATAAAAAATTCTTGAAAATTACTTTGAATGATGATTTTTTAGATAGACTTGTTGACACTGATTATATTATTACCAATATTTTCTCTGTTAATTATAATATATTAAGATTTAAAAAAGGTATGGCTAGTTTAGCATTTTCTTTTTAATTAATATATATATATGGAAGATTCTACTTTCAAAATATTTTAAATATAAACAAAAAGAAAAAGAAAGACACCAAGCAGTTATTAGAAAATCTGATAATGAAGTTAATTTTATTAACGGTTTTAATTTAGAAAACTTAGTTAATAATGGAGATTATCATATAATTCATGCTTATGATAAACAATTTAGATCTAGTAATATTATGAAAAATAAAATTGACCAATTAAATTTATGGTTAAGTACTACTTTTACTTTTGGAGATTTACCTTTTTATGGTTATGAAAATATAAATAAATCTGCTAGAATTTATAATTCTAATCAAAGACTATAATTAATTGATTTAGTAAATTGGCTTTTAGATTCAAAGGATAATTATAATTAATTATATATTATAAAATATATAATTATAATATATGAACTATAATTTTATATTATGTGTTTTAGTCAGATTTTTATTCGCTTATTTTACTAAAATTATAAAAAATAATAAAATTATATCTTTAGTAACATTTCTTTTATCATTATCATTTTTTTATTTATTTTTATTTGATTTAAGACTTAATGCTCCTGAAGCTAATGGAATTACTTGGTGGAATATCGTCAGACCAATTCATGGTAGTTTATTTTTACTTTTTACAATATATTATCTTAAAAAATATGATTTCGCATATAATTTCTTACTTTTAGATACTATTTTAGGAATTATATTTTTTATGTTTCACCATCTGATTCGCTACTAGAATTTGAATCTCCAAATGACTCTTCATTATCTGGATTATGTGATTTTATAAATATGTCACTTATATCACAATAAGGCGTGTCTACATATTCTTCCTCATCAGAACTTGATAAATTCTTTACTTCATTAATTTCATTTTGATCTAATATACAAAAAATACCTGGATTTATATCATCTGAATCTGTTAAACTATCTAAATAATCTAATTGACTTATTTCAATTAAATCATTTATCCTTAAAATAAATCTTTTTTTAAATGAAATTAATTTTAAAAATATTTTAAATATATTATTCGTTTTATTATAAAAATTCAAAAAATAATTTACCCTTTCTAAATATTCTAATTTATAAAAATCATCAATTGTAATTTTCTTTATATCTAAAATTTCTATTAACTCTAATGAAAATAACTTTCTTAAACCAATTAACCTAGATATCATTTCATTTGTATAAATTATCATAATATTATTGTCCTTACACTCTTTTAATCTTTTGAAAAATACTCTATTTAAATTTAAATCAAAAAATGAATTAAAATGTTTGTAAATCTCAAATTCTATTAAACAATCTATCTTTTCTAATAACTCATTATCTAATTTTTTACATAAATCTATCTCTCTCAATTTAACATTACTCTCCTTAAAAGATTCAGTTAAAATAAATATTACTAATTTATAATTTTTATTAACTATCTCTAAATTATCATAAAATTTTATAAAATTATTTATTAATTCTTTATTATCTTCATCAGTTATGTTATCATAAAATTTATTAAATTCTGTATTATTTAATTTACCTTCGAAATCTATTATTTTCTTTAATATAATTTTAATTAATAATTCTAATTTACTTACTTTAATTTCATTAAAATTGTTATTTATATACTCAATAAATTTTATAAATTTTTTTTTATTACTTAATTCTTCTAATATTATCAAATAATTTTTTGTTAAATAATTGTTTATATTAAAGTCATTCATACTTTATATATTATTATTTTTTATTTTTTTTAACTTAAAAATAAAATATTAATATTTATTAAATGCCAGGGGGGTTACTTCAACTTATATCAAATGGTACACAAGATTCATATTTATCTTTAAATCCAGAATTTACATTTTTTAAATTTGTATACAAAAAACATACTAATTTTTCTATTTCTTATTCTAATATTAACTTTAAAACAAATTTTAATTTTGGTTCTAATAATATATTAGATATACCTAAATATGGAGATTTAATTTCTAAAATTAATTTACTTGTCTCTTTACCTGAAATTAATATAGAATATACAAATTCTAAATTTCATATACTACACACTTTAAAAAATAATATAAATTTTATTAATAATATTGAATATCTTAACTCATTAAATAATATTAATTCTATTCAAAATAATTCTCTTTATAACACTATTATACACTTTCACGATTCTAATATTGATACTACATCCATTTATTCTAATTTATTAAAAATTTATCATTATATTAACGATAATACATCACTTACTACATCTAATATTTATTATCAATTAAATAATACTTTATTAGATAATCACGATACTAATTCTTCCATTTTTAATAATTTTAGTTTAGATTCTAATTCTGAATTTAATGAAAATCATAATATTTTAATTGATGATAATAATAGTAAATCTAATTTAAAATCACTTTTGAATCTAACTTATAATAATAATATAAATCCTTTATTAGTTTATTTGAATACAAAAATTAATGATAACTATAAATTTAATTATACTAATTTATATCTAGAAAAACTTTTTTATAAATCACTTTATTCTTTTACAAATAATAATTATAATTTATTATCTTATTATTTAATATCATCGAAAAATTATATTAATACTGATAATCAACTAGTTACTCAAAATTTTGATACATTAAATATTTTGCAAAATAATTATATTTTAATTAATACTTCTGACGTAATTAATTCTAATAATATATTATTTATTTGTAATTCGGATTCATTTAATCTAAAAAATATTAAATCGATTATTAAATTAAAAAATACTTATATTAATGATAATTATTTATTTGAATTAACTACAAATAATAAATCAAATTCTTTTTTCTTATCTAATTCTATTTATAATTTAAATTTATCATCTCAAGAAATTATTTATAATGTTACAAATGATGACGGTTATACTATGACATTAGATGTAATTTCTTCTTTAGAAATTGATATGATTTTATTCGGTTATAATAGTGATTCTAATATATTACCACAAAATAATCCAGATTTTTATATTAAAATTTTAAGAATTCAAAATAATAATATTGATTATGAATTATTCGACAATCGTTTACAAGCTTATAATTTATTTAATATTCAAGAAAATACGAATGATTTAAATAAATATGAATCAACTTATTTGTTTAACAATAATTCAATTATTATTCCTGCGAGTTATAAAATATATTTTTCAGATATTTGGAATAATTTTGAATTTTTATATAATTCTATTTATTATTCTATTAATTCATTAAATCAAGATGATTTTTATGATTTAGCTATTACTTCATCTAAAAATGTATTAACTAATCAAAAAAATATTTTACTTAATATTATTAACTCTTATTTAGTTGATTCATTATATGTTACTTTACAATTTAATATTAATCAAGCAACTTTAGAAGTGGATGATTATATTGAAACAAATATTAATGAAGATTCATTCACATCTTTAACAAATAGATTTACTAAAAATAGTGATTCTGTTTATTCTATTGACGACTCTAGTTATACAACCGATAAGTTTGTAAATAAGTTTTTAAATATTTTTTTTGATACAAAAGATAATTTTAAAATTAGAATTAATAATTCTTATGGTAGTATTTTTACAAAATATATTTCAAATTATTCTGAAATTTTTAATATAAATAATCTTATTTCTTATTTTTCACAAACAACACCATTTTTTACTTTAAAATTAAATTTAACTTCTGATCAAATATCTAACGACAATATATTATTTTTAGATGAAAATAATGATTTAATTAATAATTTATTTTTAACAATAAATACAATAGTGTATATTTATACTACTGATATATCTTCCAATTATCAAATTAATGAATCAGAACCTGATAATTTCATAGGTACTTTTAAGATTTCAAATATTGATCTAAATAATGAATCATTAAAATTAGAAAATTTTAATAATAATGAGGATTATAGTAATAGATTAACTACAAATAATTATCTTTATTTAATTTACAAAGATATAGAAAATAATAATTTTTATAAATTGATATGTAATAATAATTTTATTGATCAAGATCTTTTAATAATTAATAGTTCTGATTTAAATTTTATAGATTACAATAACAATACAAATGGTGAAAGTACAACTGATCCAATTGAAGAAGGTCTTTATTACTTATATGAAATTTCAAATGATAATTTTAATTTATTATCAGCTAATTTTATTAAAGATATTACACTCTCACATATTATTGGTAATGAACTTTATTTTTATATCGATAGTTCTGAAAATTTTAATTATAATTTTGATTTTGATAAATACTCATATTTTGCTTTTAGATATATAAGAATAGTTAAATTAACACACGGTATAAAAATTAATTCAATTAATTTTAATTCAAGATATTTTAATAGTAATATTCAACAATATAATAATATTAATGATAATTCTACTAGAGGTTATAAATATACTAATATTTTACATTTATATTTATGTTTATTCTTGTTTGATGAACTTAAAAGTACTTCTACATTTTTAAATAATATATTATTATTTCGATTAAATTACATTAGTTCTAAAATTTACAATTTAATTGTAAATAATTCGGCTTATACTGAAGATTTAGAAACTTTAACTGGATCAATTAAACTAACTTTTTTAGCTGATTTTTCTACTATATTTAATTCTAACACTATTATTAATGAATTATTTAATAATACTAGTAATATATTTAATCCATATTTTTTAAATTTAAAACAGTTATTAGTTGATAAAATTTTATATGAAAAAGATTATTTTGGTAATATAATTACATATCGATATGGTTACGATACTACATATTATAAACTTAATTTATATGATAATACTAGAATAGAAATTACAGATTCAAATATAATTGAAATAATTACTGATTATTATTCTAAAACTTTATCTAATTTATATAACTCTGATCTTAATTCTTATTATAACACATTTAACAAAGAGTTATTTTTTCTATCAGCTAATGATTTTATTATAAATGAATATTTAAATATTATTGATTATACATATTATGATAATATAGATACAAAAATTTCATCTAATATTGGAACACAATTATTTAATACTATTAATAATGATCAATATTTTAACAGAACTAAGTTAAATAAAATTGTAGAAAATGAAGTTTTAGTTTATGGTAATCTTCATATAATAACAGGAAAAAATGCTTATATATTTTTATTAAATTCATATTATGAAAATGAAGAAACTAGTTTTAACAATTTTTTATTAAAAGAGAATTTAATAACTAATATTTCAAATTTAGATATTAATGATGAATTATTGACTTCAGATGATGATATAAAAAATCAATTTTATTCCAAATTAAATTTAAGTATTGGAGATGATGATAATTTTGATACAAATATAAATTTAGTTTTTAATGAAACTGAAACAAACAAATCAATTTTTACATTTTTCGATAATATGGTGTCAAGTAATGATAAATACAATTACATAAATAAATTTAGTTTTTTAATATCAATTTATCAAATATATTCATTATTACCAGATTTATTTAAACAATATACTTTTAATCAACTATATAAATTTGATAATACAATTAATTCTGATAGTTATGTGATTATTGATAATTTATATATTCCCAATTATCTAGAAAGTGTTTTTAATGAAAAAATTTTATATATTAATTCATTATCATCATCTCAAATTGATATTGAGAAGAATATTTTTAATTTTCAAAAAACATTTTTAAAAAATTTAAAAGATATTTATTTTTCAGATAATTTTGATTACATAACAATTTCTTCTTTAGAAAATCAGATTAATAATAATGATTTGTTAAATGAAGATTATAAATTTATAAGAGGGTCTTTAGTAACTAACGATGAATATAATTTATTAAATTATGATCCTATTACTTGTAATATTATTAATATTGATTCAAAAGGAAGTATAATTGATATATTTATACCTTTTGATTTAAATAATTTGTTTTTTTATAATGATGATTATCCTATCACTTTATCTTTAGATAATTCTACATTACAAATTATTACTAATAATGATCCTTATCCTGCAGAGAATTTGTTAACTGATTATAACACAACTAATATTACTTATAATATAAATATTAAATTTCAAAATAATATTAAAAATGTACAAAGTGTTATAAATAATAATATTGGAATTAGTACAAATGGAGTTATATTAAAAAATTCATATTTTGATACTGTTAATTCAATTAATTCTCCTGATTCAATTTATAAAGTTACTGTTTCATCTAATTATTATTTTGACTATACTAATTTAGTTGAATCATCTACTATTATAAGTGTAGGTGATACATTAAACTTATATAAATCTAGTTTAATTAATTCATCAAATTTATTAAATACGAGTATAATAATTTCAGGTATTGAGGATAATATAATTACTTTTTCAGTACCATATAATGTGAATATTAATGATAGTATTTATGCGATGTTAAACAATGATAAGGGAATTAAGTTTGATTCTGTAAGTGTTCAATCATTTAGATTAAATTTCATGTATTATTTTAATGAATTATCAAATATTGAATCAGAATATAGTGCTCATATAAATGAAAATAGTGATTTCAATTATTATTCTGGGAAGTTTATAAATTCATTAATTAATATATCTAACAGTTATTTTGATAAATCGAATTATGAAAGTGATAAGTTAAGACATAATGATGGTCATTCAAAAATTGTTGGTATTTCATTAGATGGATATCCTATATATGGACCTTATGGAAAAATTAATAATCAGATTGTTAAAATGAAATCTTCCTATAGGTTAAAGAATGTATTTACTGATGAGAGAATTAATTTGATTGAGATATCAAATGGTGAAATTACGAATTATGGTATTGGTTCATTTGTAGAAGATTATGAATATGAAGAAAATTATGGTGATTTAGATGAATATAATGGTAGATTTTGTATAACTCCTGATTTTCCTAAAGGTACTTATGCATATTTTATAACATTAGATGAAAATGATAATCCTGAATTTCCTTATATTATGACTGATAAATTTTATGGATCACTAAATTTTTCACAAACTAATAATAATATTGGTTTAAATTTAAATATTGATTCTTATGAAAATAATGAAAATGTTATAATAATTCAAGAAAAAGGTAAATATGGTTCGGGTGTTATATTATCTAATGAAAATAATATCAAATATGTATCAATTATTAATGATGGTTTTGATTATATATTAAATAAAAGTTATGTTTTAAAAGATATACCATCTACATTAGAATATTCAGATGAATACAGAATTTTGATTAGAAGGAAGAGTATATTAGGAAATGGTTATTATTATGATTTTGATAATATGAAATTAGATATGATTAACATTGGTAACGTAACTTCAGAATCTGATTTTAATACATCTTTTAACAATTTAAATAATTTAATAATTGATATTGAAAATATGTTTTTTAATGGTATTGATCCTATATTACAAATTGTCGAAGATAATGAAGATATATTACAAATTTTATTTTTAGATGAATACATTAATTATTTGACAATATTAAATAATAAAAATTATAATATTAATAATTTAGTCAAATATGTTAATACTAAAAATATTTATATTAATGACTTAATTTATGATGTAATCAAATTTTTATTTTCTGATTTTAAACGAATGTATCAATTATATTATAAGAATATTATTATAACAAAAGATTATAATTTAAATAATTTAAATTTAGAAAATTATATAAATAATGAATTAGTTTCTGATGAAGTTAGTATTGAACTAAATGATGAAATAAAATATATTATTGATAATAAGTTAAATTTAGAGACTTATAAGGTGGAGGAAGTAAAAATATTAAACAGGTTAGATAAGCCTAATTTTAATTGGATAAAGAATGTTGGTAATTTTTTATTAAATCGTGTAGAGTTGTATATGAATGATTTGTTAATAGATCGTCATTATAGTGAATGGGTTAATATATGGTATGAGTTAAATAATACTTATGACAAGAAAGAGTTGAGAGAGAGGATGATTGGATCTACGTATGACTTATTTACAAATAATAGTGATATAAAAAAGGGTAAGAATTTAATAATACCGATGTATTTTTGGTTTAATAGATATAGTGGTTTAAATTTACCAGTTATAGCGATGTCAAATGTCAATATATATTTAAAATTGTATATAGAAGATTTAGATAATTTAGTAATTAAGGATGATAACACAACAATTATAATGGATGATAATTTTGATATCAAGTTAAATATTGGTTACATTTATTTGGATGATGATGAGAGAAATAATTTTGCAAAAGGAAGACATGAGTATTTAATAGAGCATACACAATTTAATGAGTATAGTATAAACGAGAGTAGTTTGGTAAATATTAGTTTCAAGAATTCCGTGAAGGATTTAATATGGTTTATAGATTATGATGATAGGGTATTAGGTAATTATCAGAATGTATTAAGTAATACAAAAATTTTAGTAAATAATAGGGTATTATTAAATATGGATAATACTTATACAAATTATGTAATACCATACGAGAGATATAAGTCAAGTGTATCAGATGGTATTAATGTATATAGTTTTAATTTATCTAATGATGAATTTCAACCGAGTGGAAGTTTAAATTTTAGTATGTTAGATAATGTTCAATTTGATTTAACTTTATTAGATAATAGTTTAAAGAATAAAAAAGTTAAAATTTTTGCAAATTCGTATAATATATTGAGAATAATGAGTGGTTTAGCTGGATTAAGTTTTTATGAATAAAGAAAGTATTTAAAAAATATATTATTATATATATTAAATGGCTGGAGGATTAATGCAGTTAGTATCTATTGGTATAGAGGATTTATATTTATCAAATGATCCTGAAATTACTTTTTTTAAGATGGTGTACAAGCGTCATACTAATTTTTCTCAGGAACCTGTAAAGCAATTATTTTCAACAAGTCCAGATTTTGGTAAGAGGGTATCATGTACTTTATCAAAGACTGCTGATTTATTATCAACGTGTTATGTTTTTGTAGAATTACCAGAAATCCCAAAAAATAATGATATTTTATTTGAAAAATTTAGATGGACGAGAAAAATTGGTTTCAATATTATAAAATCAATTGAGTTAGAGATCAATGGTAAAATAATAGACAAACTTTATGGGGATTGGTTAAATATTTGGAGTTTATTAACAGTATCTAATGATAGAGAGAGTGAAGATTTATTAATTGGGAATATTCCATCTTTATATAATTCTAGTAATGGGATCAGTTCTTATAATTTATATATTCCGATTAGTTTTTTTTTTAATAGAAATAAGGGATTAGCTATTCCAGTTATAGCGTTACATTTAAGTGATATAAAAATTCATATTGATTTTAATTCTTTAGAAAATATATTAATTCAAAGTCCGACAAATTATATTGAAATAGAAGAAAACATATGTTTATTTGAAGAAGGAGAGATTATAAAACAGAATTACAATAATAATGATATTGAAATGATATTTGAATATTTTGATTATACAACTAAAAGATTATATTATACTAAATATGATCAATCTTTTTCATATTATCAATCTAATTCAATGATAAATAAATCTAATTATAAAATTTATAATGAGAAAAATTATTATGTTATGCCTTCATCTGAAGAAAATTTTTATTCTTTTGCGTATCCAAATTTATCAATTAATCAATCATATTTAATTTTAAATTTTATATATTTAGACAATATGGAAAGAAAGAAATTCGCTCAATCTAATCATGAATATTTAATTACTACTTTACAGTATACTGGTGAAAGAAAGATTTATAATACTAGTGCTAAAATTAAACTAAATTTTATTAATCCAAGTAAAGAAATTTTTTGGGTTGCACAATTAAATAAAATTAAAAATGGTAATATTAAAGAAAAATTTAATTACACATCTAATATTAAATATTCTGGTACTAATTTAATTTTAAATTCACAAATTCATCATAATGGTTTAAATAGATCTCAATTTTTTGATAAATTTTTTTACAATTATGTGAAAACTTATTTATTTCATTCTAACACAATAGAAGAAGGTATTAATATGTACTCATTCTCAATTGATCCTGAACATTTTGAACCAAGAGGATCATGTAATTTTACAAAAATTGAAGATATTGTATTAGATTTAAATTTATCTACATTAGTATCTTATGAAAATCCTATATTGTTAAGAGTGTATAATTTAAGTTATAATATATTTAGAATAAACAATGGTTTAGCTGGATTAACATTCATTTAATAGAAATTTTTTTAAATCATCATCTACTTCTATCTCATAACCA